CGTCCAGAAGGGATAGACGGTGGAATAGATCTGCGAGAACCCAAACTTCGTGAATGCCCAGATGAAGATTTCGCGGATGATGAACGACGCATTCAGGAGGTCGTTCCCGGCATTGTTGTTCCAGACCAAAGCGGGCGCAAGGATGGCGTTTCCGTCCGTCAGGTTGTCGAACTTCGATTGCCATTTCGGGATCTGACGATTCCTGTCCGCCACATTTTGGATTGTGATCGAGAATCCCGGCCCTGAATTCAGGGCGGCTTTGTAGTTCAATGCCTGCTCAAATGCCCCCTGGATCAGAAGGGCAATCGGGTGCGAGAATGCCCCCAGGTATTCCGTGATCGTCGCCACGAAAGAGGTATCCGCACAGAAGAAGTCTGCATCAAACGACTCAACCGTCGTCTTGAGTTGGAGGCGAAGGATGAAGTTTCCAGGGGCCAAGCCGCCGACACCCTGGACCTTGGTCAGCGTCGCGGTGATCGGCTCCGTTCCGCCATTCCATCCGACTGCGGGGTCCGTGATGACTGCCGCCGTGCTGCCCACGATGGTCCCCGATGTCCCGGTGACGTGCGAGGATTGATCCTCGAATGCCCCCAGGTGCGGGCCTGCTGTAACCGCGTTGAAGGCCAGCGGCGCGACGACAGGATTGACGCCCACGAACCCGTCAGCGTTCGCCATGCCGGGCACGAAGGTCTGGATTGCTCCATCGAATGCGCCCGCACCATTGATCGGAACCGTGCACTCGTTGCGGGCGAATCCTTCGAGGATCACCTGTCCGCTTGAGACGGCAACCGATGGCGGCACGGCGTAGATGGAGACGGCAGACCCATCAAGCCCACCAGTCGGGAAAAGTGGCTTCCCGTCCGCATCGTTGAGATTGACCCACAAGAACGCGTAGTTCGGGGCTCCGGATGGTGCGGTGTTGATGTAGTACCACCCGAACTTCGTGCCACCCGAAGCGATGAGTATTCCGGATCCGTTGTTGAGGTTCCCGTTCCACGCGGTGCCCGAAGACAACTCCAGGAACCAATTTCCGTCAGACACGACGATGGAGTATCCCGCCGCGATGAACGAATTGAGTTCGGCTTGTAGGCGGACAGCCTCAGTTGCGTCCACAAGGGCGGGCCTTACGCTGTTGCACCGACAGAAAAATCGGAGACATGCCCCGTGATTCAGTGACCCATCCGCGTTCAGCGTCTGGTCGAGGAACGCCGCTTCGGTGACATGGCCGTCATCAATGTTCAAGCTTTTTGTGGCAACCAGGAACGCGACGGGATCTGTCAGAACAGAGATGTCGCCCGACTGGAGTTCCGTGTGGTTGTACCGCGCCAGCGTCTCCACCGGCAACGGGTCCCCGGCCTTGAGCGACACGGCCCGCGACCCGAATGCCATCCCCGCGAACTGCGAGACTACCGATGTCAGCAGGAATGTCGGATCCGTGGGATTCGATGGGTCCACGGGATCCGTGTCGAGCTGCGTGGCCGTACGGATGCCGTAGAGGGGCTCGTTCCCGAGGTACGCGGGAGACTTCGCCACAACCTGGATCATCCCGTCGGCGACCTTCAGATCCACCGACTGAATCTGGCCCAGGTTGACGATGTCAACGTACGTGCCGCCCGCTGGGATGTAGCCGAGCCAGATGTCCCACCCAATCGGGTTGACGTGGGCACCCGCGATGTCCTTGGCGATCAACCCGTCAGCGTCCAGGATGGAGAATCCACCCTCGATTGCGGCAGCGAGGAAGCCGTTCCCCTTCGACAGGTCCGCACTCTGCGCGGTGGTCACGTCGCCATCAATAAGGCCGTGCAGGTAGGCGGGAAAGCTGATCCCGTCGAGAGTGTAGGTGGATGAGGCGATGTCGGCATCTGCTGTGGTGAACGCGACGATGTTGCCGGCCATGATCGATGATCCACCAGACCCAGGGCTCCGCGTGCTCATCGAAATCAAAAGTCCGCCTGAAGCCACCAGTTCCCCCTATGCCTGCGACAGGTCGAGCTTTGCTTCCCAAAATCCGGACACCCGGTTGATGGAAAGCGAGCGTGCGACCGCGTTGATGGTGTTGGCCTGCCCCGGCCCGGATGGTTGATTCGACGCCAGCGAGAACGAGGCCCCGCGAATCGCCCGGAACCACGTCACCAAGGCGTCCATGGTGATCACGTCCACATGGTCGAGCACCATGCCCATGTCGCGCCTACGGCCATGCTGGACGCCCGTGTAGACCGGGACGGAGCGGTTCGGGAGCGGGTCGAACGTATTCGATGCGTCCTGGATCTGGTGCGCGACGAACTTCCGCGAAAGAATCGCGGGCGGCGTGGTCGAGAATGTCGGTGCCGTCCCGCCGCGCTCGTTCTCGTTTCCGCCGAGCGTGCAGGATGCGACGAATCGGATGTTGAACCTCCACCCCCAGAGCGGGACGATGGGGGCTTTACGCCCCATGCTGTCCAGCCGGGTCGCGCTCTTCAAGGTGACGTTTCGGTAGACCCAGACGGCGTTTCCGCTGTCCCATGATCCGAAGCCAGGAATCGCGGCGTGCGTCGAGTCGCCGGGGAGCCAGAGGTCGAACTTGTAGCCGGGCGCGTACCCCGGCAGGAACGCTTCGATGTTTGCGCCGTTGGTTGCGCCGGTCCAGAGCGAGAATTCAGCCTCCACGCTGTCGAACGCCTGCGGATTCGCGCCGAGGTAGAGCGGAGCGAAGATGGGCGTCCCGCCGACGGGTTCGAGCCATGAGCCGGGCCAGATCACCTTCATCAAGAGGTCGCGCTCCATTCCCTCGAAGCTCGCGACCCCTGCGGATGCGTGGAGGCTGGCGAGGCTCAATGGGACGACCGGGTGTTGTTGGTCCGGGCGCGATCGATCACGCGCAAGGCGTCACGCTCGCTCATCCCGTGGAAGTGGAAATGCGTCTCGCCGTTGTTGTTCGTCGTGCTGGTATGGCTCGCTTGGTAGATCTGCGTCGGGACGACCGCGTGCGCCATCTCGGGGCCGGACTCGTGCCGGGGTGCCCAGCCGCCGAACTGCGTGCCGCCTTGCGCGTGGCCGCCGCTGAATTGCGCAGTCATCATCGCGGCCTCGTAGGCAGCGGAACCAGCGGCGTCAGCGGATCCGAACGTCGCGATGGAGGCAGCCATCGCAGGGCCAGCCCATGCCGCACCGGTGATCGCGGATTGCGCCAGGGATACGACGGTCTGCGAGATGAGCCGGGCAATCCCCTCTTGTGCCATGGTTTTCATGGTATCGCCAAGGCCCTTCAGGGAGAATTTCCCTTGCTCTGCGAGGAGGATCTGTTTCTCAAGCCCCGCTTCAGTCGCATCGAAGAGTTTCTGTTGCGCCTCTTTCCGCTTCCGGTTCTCCTCCTCCGCCTTCTTGGTCTTCAGTTCCTCCCACTTGTAATACTGGTTGACCTCCGTCTGTTCGAGGCGAGCCTTTTCAGCCTGGGCCTTGTTGAGTTCGCTGATTTCCTTGGCGCGAGCCCTGGTCCTGTCCGTCTGGATTTTCAATTGATCTTCGTGCCCCTGGTCAGGCTTCACCCGGAACTCTTCGGGGTCGTTCAGCTCGACAGAGTTCTTGACGGTGCTGTGGGCGTAGAGGTCGGACTTGCCGTCGGAGATGCCGCCGCGTGCGCCCTTCTTCGTCCACTTCTCCCGGACCTCCGCTTCCGCTTCCGCTTCTGCCTTGACTTCCTTCAGGTACTCGGGAGTCCCAGCCTTGAAGAGATCGATCCGCGATTTCCATTCGTCCTTGACGCCCTGGATCGCGATGTCCAGCGACCCTTTGGCAAGGGTCTTGTCAGCCTCCTTCAGCGCCGCGATCTGTTCGTCGGACATGACGGGGGCAGCGGCAGGCCCTAATCCTTCCGTCGGGTTCCGTGCTCGCTCTGCGTTCGCCAGAGCGCGACCTCGGAAGGTCAGGGCACCGAGAGCGGCCATGAGGCCGTGATTCTCTGCGAGCTTTGCGCCGTCTGCCTCAAGCTCTTTGAAGCCTGCGCGAATGCCAGAAAACGCCTCCCCAGCGTGGAGCTTGATGGACAGGAAAGACTTGTCGATCTCGATCTGAGCCTTGTTCGCCCGTTCAAAGTTCGCAAGCGTATCCTCTGGAATGCGCATCTTCTCGATAGCTTCCTTGGCTGCGTCTCCGCCTTGCATGATGACCGGCGCGATCCTCTCCCATCCGCGCCCCAAAGCCTCGTTGAGGAAGGTATTGCGCTCGACAGCGTCTCCCATCCCTTTTGCACGATCCATCACCTGCTCAAAAGCGGCCAGCGGATCGCGTGCCGTGATTCCCAGCTCGCGGAACTTCTCCGAGTTCTTCCCCAGGTTCTTCTCGAAGATCCCGAACACCCGGCCAAGCTCTTCCGTGGTCACGCCCGTTCCGACGGCGAGGTACTGAAAACCCCGGATCGCCTCACCTGAGACACCGAGCGTCTGCCCGAGGAGGTTGGTCTTGTGGACCATCTCCGCTTCGGCTTCAGAGGCTTTCCAGAGCGCCGCCGCGACGCCGACCGTGGCGATCGATGCGAGCCCCGCCGCGACGACGTAGGGGCCTCCGAGCATGGCGGTGAATCCCTTGAGTGCCGCGCCGACGCCGCCATCACCTTCCTCAAGAACCATCATGGTTCCAGAAAGCTGGGTGAAGTTCCCCCGCATCACCTCACGGAGCGCAACAATTCCTTCCTTCCGTTGTTTTGTGGTGAGTGTCGAAACCTCTTCCGCTTTGGTCAGCTTGTTGATCTCGTCGTGAAGCTGTGCGGCCTCTTTGATCGCTCGTCGGGTTGCTGGATCGTCCAGCGCCTCCTTGCGAAGGACTAGCGCGTCGCGCTGTTCGATGATCGATGTACGGACGCGCTGGATTTCCTCACTCCATGCGCGTTCCGCTGGCCCCATCTTGTCGATGCTGACTCGGGTGTTCGCGATCTCTGATTGCGCCCGCTGTAACCCCGGCGTGATGTCGTCCTGGAAGCGCCCAACAAGGGTAACCGTCGAGCTTTCAGACACTTTGCGGCACTCCTTCCCCTGGCGACTTGTGGCACAATCCGGTACAGTGGTTCACGGCCCTAAGGTAGGTTTTGATTCCTGCCATGAGCTTGGATGGCTGGTCAAGGATTCCACCCGCAACCGGAAGGATTCCCTTCTCCACAAGGATTGCGAAATCCTGGACGATTCGGAACATCGGCCCGACGTAAGCCTCTGGATCGGTTCTTCGGAAATCCTCAGTTCCAGGCATCGGCCACTCCCAGTTTTGGGGCACGAACTTCCCGTCCATGAAGACGGGCTCCGGGATCAAGCCGGAGTAGAGCCCGGCCCCGACGTAAAACCCTCGATCTCGGTTTCTGTCCACGCCGTCCCGTCCACAAGATCCAGGAAGATCGATTCCTTCCATTCTGCCGAAAGGACCTGGGCATCCTTGGCCCATTTCCCTGAGAACGGCTTGCGGATGTTCTCCCAGCCCTTCACGCAGTCGGCAAGGATGTCGAACTGCAGGTCAGGCGGGTACATCTCGACGCCACGCCGAACATTGGCGGCGGTTGCAGCGCGTTCGATGGCCTCGACTTCTTCGGCGGACTTTCCGGCAGAATCCTTCTTCAGGTTCTCGCGAGCCCAATAGAGTTCGCGCTGGTACAAGGTCTTTGCGGCCTGGAGACGGAGCGAAAGCCGCTCAGTCAGCGGGGCCAAGAGGATCACCGGGGCACCCTCCTTGATGCCCCTGGGCTTTCCGTCGTACTCGCGCCGAACTTCCTTGGCGGCCTCCTGGAAGGCTTCGAGCTTGGTGGGATCCTTCGCCTCTTCGTCTCCCGGCCAAAGCGCCTCGATCCGTTCGGTAAGGCCGGCGGGAGCGATCCGGAACGCGGCTGGCGTCCAGCGATAGCGCACGTCGGGATCGATTCCCCAAAGCGTCTCATCCATCAGGTGAAGGCCACCGAGAAGGCGTTGGACGCCGTGCCGGTCGCCGTGCGATGGAGGGCGATTTGCGCCTCCATGCCAGCCGCCGCACCGATGGCCTTGAAGGTCAGCCCCTTGTACTGAGCGTCCGCGCTGGTCGTGATGACGAGGCGCTTGCCTGCTGTCGATCCCAGGGTAAGCGTGGAGGCGAACGCGGTGCCCTTGGCGAACTTCTGAAGCTCGTCGGAGGTCGCACGCGGCACCACACGGAATCCCACCTTCAGCATGGGCGTGGAGTCGGCGATCAGCGCATATCCAAGCGCGTTGAAGTTCGAGATGTCGGTCAGCATTTCGACCTTTTGTCCGAAGTCCAACTCGAAGGTGTCGCACTGGAACGCGAGAGCGCCGGTCGGCGTCACGAACTGTCCGAAGCGGATTCCGTTGGTGACCTCGTCCGGGTAGGTGATGCTCGACGCGGTGACCGGAGTCGCGGCGGTCGGGTAGATGGTCGTGCCGTCCGTGGACATCGCGAGCGCACCCTCGAAGGCGTAGGAGAAGAGCATGATGTCCGCGATCTTCCCGGCCTTCAGAACCACATTTCCCTTGACGCCCGAAAGCGCGTATCGGTAGGCAATGGTTCCGTCCTCCGAGAGGATTTCCCAGCCGATGGAAAGCGTCGTCTGTGCGTTGGGGTCTTCCGCGAACGTGTCGGAAGTCACAGCGACGTTGGTGTCCGTGGTTCCGCAAGCCAACAGGAAGGGCTTGTAGCTGGGTGCCGTGCCTGCCGTGCCCGAAGTGAAGCACCGATGCGAGAACTTCAGCGAGGCCGGGATCTTCCCGATGACATGCTGGATCGGCTGGAGTGACACGCCGTCGGGATTGCGCTCGATGATGTCGGGCTTGGTCTCGAAGGTGATGTCCTGCGGCTGAATCAACACGTTCGCCGCGACGAAGAGCGAGGCGTCGGTCATGTAGGTTCCGGGGACAGTCTCGACCATCGCGAAGATGGTCTTTCTTTGCCAGTGCTGGACCATGGCTTATGCCTCCTGCTGGGGGTTGGGTTCGGGGGTGGCGGCGGGCTCAAGCCCGAAGATGCGGACAACTTCGGCGCGAAGCTCTTCGCCCTGGAGCAAAGCCAGTGGTGCGAGGGCTTCTTTGGCCTGGAAGCGCGTCCCGTAGGACTCGACGTAGTTCATGACAGGAATCGGCATATCATACCCCGTTGGTTGCGAACCAGTTGATGTTCTGAGTGGCGTCGTTTTCGATGGTCTGGACCTTGAATCGGAACGTCTGCCCGGCACCGAGAAGAGAGCCAATCGCAAGCCCGTCGATGCGCCCGATGTCCGGCTCGCCCACGATGCAAGTGTCGGTGATTCCCGAGTTCGACAGGTCCGACATGAATGCCCGCTGGAAGTCCGCGAGAAGGCACGCGGCTTCCTGGGTGGCGTCCGTCACTTGGTTCATGGGCTTGATCGCTTCGGCACGACCCGTCCATTCGTAGGTGACAAATCCTGCCACGCGATCCGCTTCAAGCTCCTGGCCTTGCTCCAGGTAGATCACGATGCGCGGATAGGGGGATCCGTTGTCGAAGCTCTTGAGGTCTACCTGGAGCCCTAGAATCTGATCGGCGGACCAGTTGTAGAAGTAGCCTCCCTGGACCGTGGCCGCTGCCATGCGGTCACAGATGGACTTGAATGCTCGTCCCACGCGGGAAGCGATGTACTCGACGGACGAGTTTGCGGCACCCGTGACAGTGACGACAACCGATCCACCGGACCAGTCGAAAAGCCCGTTCGTCTGGCGAAGGGGCCACGTCGCCGCGATGGACGTGTCGGTCCACGTCAGGACAGCCGCTGCGCGTCCGTCTACGGTCACCGTGCCTTGGGTGGTGCCGAAGCCCGTCCCGGCGATGGTGAGCGTCCCTTGCGTGACCGGAGAGATGCGGGCGGGCGTGATTCCAGAGATGCTACCCATTGAATGCCTCCTGTCCAGCGAATGCCAGTGCCCGCTCGAGGAGCGGGAAGCGGCTGCGGAACATGGAGGTTGCGCCCATGCGCGGCTTGATGGTCACGGACTTCTTGAGGACGAACAGCGCGTCGAGATGTGGCCCCATGCCTTTCATTCGGCTTTTGACCAGCGGAGTCGCGAAGAACACAGGCCCGCGCTTCCAGGAGATGAACCCGCCGCGCTGGATCGCCTCGGTGGGAGTGATTCGGGCTTGTCCAGTTGGAGTCTGGTTCTCCTGGGTCGGGATCCAAAGCCATTTGGCCTTGCGCGGCGTGATGGTCGCGCCGTACTCTTCAGCCCATGCGTACCCATGCGATCCGCCTTCGTAGGGATCGGCAGCGGGGCCGGAAACCCAGGCGACGAGGTCAAGCCACGTCCCGCCGTCGGTCAGCGCGGAATTCCATCCGCCTGCCAAATTCCCGGTGCGCCGGTTGAGTCCCATGTCGCCGTGACGCCCTGAAAGGTTCTCGCGAATGAGGGTCGAAGTGAAATCCTGTCCCCAGGTGGACATCGCGTCCTTGCGGGCCTGCCGAAACTTCTCCGGGTTCGGCCCTCCGGTTGCCGTGACTGTCCATTCCCAGGCCATCACGACCGCACATGGGAAACGCGGTAGTTCCGGATCCGGTCCTTGACGCTGTCGAGGAGCTTGTACTCCCCGGCGTAGTGCGTCTCTCCCGATCCCATCTGAGTCGAGTTCCGCCCGGCAGACTTGCGGCGCTCCCATTCGTAGGCTACCTGCATCAGACAGGCATCCTCAAGGAGCGGGATGTCGTTGCAGATGGACGGCTGGGACGCGACGCCAAGGACGGCGGTCGCGCTGGTGCCGAACGGGATCACGTCGTTCTGGTAGAAGTTGCCGATGTCCGGCTGGAAGGTCAGGAGCTTGCCGACCGAGTCGTAGCTCGTCAGGATGATCGAGCGCCCATCCGTGAGTGCGTAGGTGCCTGCGACGAACGTGCCGGTCGGAGTCACCGAATAGACGGTGTTGAGCGTCTGGTAGGCTTGTCCGCCCGTGTAGGCCAGCCGGATCACCCGGTTCGGGTCACGGAACAAGTTCGGCCATGCGATCATCAGATTCAGTCGGCGTCCTTCGGGGTCGATCTCGAAGTCGGAGCCCTCGAAAAGCTGAGTCTCGCCACCCGCGAAGAGTCCGAGCGGATCGTATGTCAAGCTCTGGACGCTGCGGATGAGCGGATTGTCGGGATAGATGGCGCGGGCGTTGACATCAAGCTGATGCTGTTCGATGTACTGCCCGACGCCAAGATCTGCTTGGCAGAACTGTTTGATCTCCTGCGAAATTGCGCCGATCATCCTCATCAAATCCCGGTTGGCACCCGACGTTGCGGTAGACGAGAAGTCGATCCGCTCCTTTGCGTGCGCCAGGGTTGTGAGGAGGATGTCGGCCATGTCCGCGCCCTAGTTTCCGAAGGCGAGGAAGTTGGTTCCGGAGACCAGCAAGTACGGCGGCGTCTGCCGAAGGGCGTAGAGCCCGACCGTCGCGGCCACCGTTTGGTTGGTGGTCGAGGTGGTCACGGAGGCCCGGACGTACCGACGCAGGCGAGCCTGTCCCTCGGAGATCCGGAACGTGCCAGCCGCGGAGGCGACGATCTGAGCGTTCACCGTTGCGCCGTTGACGGTGTTGGCGACCACGGCGAACGTGGAATTGTCCGCGCTGTCCTGGAGTTGGATCGTGCAGGTTCCGGCGTTCACGGTGCCAATGGCGACTTCCACGAACACGTCAGCGCCGTGCTCTGTGGTCGTGGCCTGGAGGTCCAAGGAGGTGCCGTTGACGGTGGAAGCGGACGCGATGACCTGCGGCGCGATGGACACGACCGGGAAGACGGCGTTCGCGTAGTTCTGAGATGCAACCGACATGAGATGTCCTTTCTTTCAGATGGGAAGAAGGGGGTGACGGATTGCCGCCCCCTCAGATGGATCAGCCGACAGCGGTTACCGTGGTGAGCACGTCCGGAATCTGGACGAGTTCCAGGGGGTTGCGGATCAGTACGTCGAAGTTCACGTCCGCCTTGAGGAAGACCTGAGAGGTCGCGAAGGCGCTGTTGCTGCCCACGCTGGCTTGATCGGAGGTCTGCATCTGCACACCGCCGAACTCGAAGAAGTGGACGTTGTCGAACTGGCCGAAGAAGATGTCTCCCACGGTGGCAGTCGCCGCGCCCACGGTCTGGTTGATCTTGATGTCGGTCAGCCGATTGTATGTGTAGGGGGCCAGCGCCTCGGTGAGCTGCTTGTCGCTCAAGAGGGTGTCGCCGGGCATGAAGGCGAACGCCTGCATTCCGATGGTGTCGCCGGGGTAGGCAGCGTTCCGCTCCTTCTTCATGTTCGCGATGACGTGCGGGTGGGTGACCATGGCGGCACCGGCAAGCCGGGCATTCAGGGTCGCGAGCACGTCTTCCAGGTTGGCGATGTCCGTCAAGCGGAAGCGAGCGCCGGTCAGCGCCCCGCTGTACTTGTGGTCCGTGGTGGACAAGTACCACTTGGTGACCTTGGGGTCGTTCGCGATGCCGGTGGTCTCGCCGTTGGAGCCGACGCCGTAGAACGCCTGATACTGCTCCTGAAGGGCGATGGTCTTCTGGAGGTCCTTCCACGCGATGTCCACGTAGTAGGGAGCGGCGAACAGGAACGACTTGGAGATCGGCACAATGCCGCCCGCCCGCCGAATCTTGGTCGTGACGCCTTCCCATCCCATGTCCGTCAGGCCCAACGCGGCATTTTCCGCGATGATCGAAGTCGCGGTCACGGCGGTCTTGCGGGGCAGGATCATCCCGGCGGTGCCAGCGGGGAGGACGGTCTTCTTGGCACCGGCGGCGAAGATCACCTCGGGATTGGCGCGGAGGTATTCCACCCAATCGTTGGCGAGGACTTCGGTCGGGATGAAGATGCCGCCCGAAGCGTCGGAGCCGTACTGCGCGGTCTTCTCGACCATCTGCAAGCCGATCTCCTTGGATTCGCCCGAGTAACCGAGACCGGCGAGGCGAGCTTCGGAGACGTTCTTCAGGTCGCGAACGTCCACGCCCGCGAGCTTGGCGGCGTGCAGGGCCTTGATGGTCTCGCCGACGGCGGTACGGATCTGCGCGGGCTCGGTGCCCAGGAGGTTGAATGCGGCCTTCTTCTGGGCGTGCTCGGTGACCTGCTTGGTGAGGTCGGCGAGCTTGGTGTCGAGTGCGGCGAGCTTTTCGGCCTGATTGTCCTGGCCTTCGAGTGCCTTCTTTGCGAAGTCGATTCCGCCCTTGATCTCGTCAAGTGCGGCTTTGATTTCCGGATCCATCGGATTCTCCTATTTGCTGTGAGTGGACTTGAGCTGTTTGGCTGCATCCACCACGCTTTGGAGTTCCGTGGCTTTCGCGTTTTCTTCGTAGGGCGGTTCCGGGTCGGTGTCCGAAGTGCTCGAATCGCCTTCGCTGGAATCGTCGCTCGGAATATACTTCCGGATCGTCTCGGCAATTGCGTCGTTATAGGTGAGAATCGCTTCGGCGTCCTCCTGGGTGAGAGGAAGGACGAGCCCGGCGGCTTCTTTGGCTTGGAGTCGGATTTGAGTTTTTTGAGAAACCTCCAACGCCTTCCGGCTCTCCTCCAACCGCTCGGTGGTGTCTTGCATCTGCTTGAGGATGGCCCCGAAGTCGGGTGCGACCGGAGGGGCTGGAACCGAGATTGTCTTTGGGCTGATCCGGACCATCGCCCGCTCTACCATGTCGATCAGGTACTCGCTCTCGGACCCCTGGAGCGCGGTCATGTCGCTTTCGGTCAGTACGCGGTCGTGGAAGGCTTTGGCGACAGCTTCAACCTTGGCGCGAGCGTTGGCCCCGATCCCCACGCAGGAGACTTCCTTGAGGAGCGCACCCTCCCAGATCCGCCAGACCTGTTTTCCGAACTTGGCCTTGTCAGCCTCGTCTGGATAGCGGGTTTTTGTTGGGATAGCCCCGATGGAGCAGTCTGTCAGGATGCCCGCCTGGACCATCTTGAAGCAAGCCTCGGCAAGCCCGTTCGGGGCGATATCGGCGGGCAGATAGAAGCAATCCACCAAGAGTTGCCCATTCATCGCGCCAGCATTCAGGCCGCGCGCGACCATGGCTTCGACGCTGTGATTGTGGTCAGCGAACATCGCAGGACTGGAAAGCCACTCCTTCACGTCCCAGCCGTCAGCCAGGATCACGTCGTCCATGGAGTCCAGCTTCTCGTCCGATGCGATGTACCGGACGAACCGCTTGCACGCATCCTCAACGGACACGCCAGAGATTCCGCGTGCGCCCAAAAGCTCCTCGATCCTTGCGGGGTCGGGAGTGACGGAAATAGCTTTGGTTCCGAGCTTCTGTTTCATGCGTTACCCCGCGACAAGGACACACCTGCAATTGATGACCTCGGAGGCGTCGCCATCCGGGTCGTGAGGGCGCTGGAGCCCGTTGGAAAAAGGTTCATCCATCTTGATCGTGCCGTCTGCCTCGGCTTGCGAGTGCGTCGGGCGTGTGTGGCCATCGTGCATGGAGGACCACCGCTTGAGTGTGACGCCCTCGGCCTTCATGATCTTGGCCCGGTAGTCGCCCATGACCGCGCCAACCTCGGTGCGTGCGATGGTGTTGGCTCTGGCGAAAGCCTTGTCGAAGACGTGCCCTGCCTCGGTGCGAAGCGCCTGGGCAATCTGGACCGGCTGTGGCATGGGCTGGCGCGAGAGTTCCGCGGTCAGCACGGATTGGAGCTGGCGACGGACGGTATCGTCCACCTGGATCGCGTCACCCAATCGGCCAAGAGCAACGGCTCGGTGCTGTTCGGGAGGGAGGGAGAACCACGAATCGATCGCGCCAAGTTCCTTGCCCATCTGCTCTTCGGTCGCCGTCTGGACATCCCCAAAGATCGCACGCCAGCGGTTCTGGAGATCGGAGACCGCCTCGCCTTCGCTCGGGAACATCTGGTTGAAGTCGGAAGGCGACGGGAGGAATGGATCCTCGGAGGCTTTCCATTCGATCACGACCGAGATGTCTTTTGCAGCCCTGGACGACTCGTCCATGTGGTTGCCAGTCTTCAAGAAGCTGTTCAGGCGCTTCATGAAGTGACCTTTCCACCGCTTCATCGACTTGGTGGTGGTCTGAGCAATCGGAGCCTCGAAGGGGGTCACGCACTTTTCCCACGCTTGGGCCGCGATGATGCGCCGCTGTTTGTCGCCGTGCGCCTTGAGTGCGACCAGAGCGGACTTCGCCGCGCTCTTGGGGTTGGACTTGGGCGGCTCCTCCTTCACGGGTTCAACCTTGGCGGGCGGCTCCTCCTGGGTCTTTCCAGGAGGCGCAGGAGGCGGCTCGCTGGCTCGATCCTCCTTGCGGGCGGCTGGGTCGGCAAGCTGGAGCGTGTTCGGGATGTAGGCGGTCGTCTCGCCCCACTTCTGGGAATCAATCGGGATGCCCACGCGCCGAAATGCCTCATTGCGAGGGACGCCCGCCGCGATCATCTTTGTCACGGTGTCGAGCCGAGTGTCCATGAGATCCGCGAAGCTCGGGAGCGTGTACTCCAAGAAGGCCAGCCGGTACTTGAGGCCGCACCGCTCGAAGAACTGCGACTCCCATGTGCGCTCGTCGGAGCGAAACGCGGGGATGACGGTCTCTGTCAGGTAGGACGCACGGACGGTGGCCGCGCTCGCCTTGTTGCTGCTCTCGGTGATGCCGAGGAGTAATTCAGGAACGCCAAGCGCCATGAAGACTTGCCAGCACGCTTCCCGGAACTGTTGGGCGGACACAATATCCTTGATCGACAGTGGGGCAATTGTGTTGATGTTCCACTTGCCGCCAGACAGGACGGCGGGCTTCCCTGCGTTGTAGGTGCCTCCGTACTTCGATGTCCATTGCGCCTGAAAGTTGCGCCGGTCGTCGTCCTGCATGTCTGCTTCGGTCGAGATCACCAGACCGGGGCGGGCGTTGTTGTCCAGGATCGTGCTGGCGTAGTTGTCCACGCGCATCTGGGTTGTTGCGGGGTCCAGTGCGATCCCCGCCGCCGCGATCAGCTCAAAACGTCCCGACGGGTCTGGGTCCATCTTGACTACGCATTGATGGTTCTCGACGCGCAAATTATTGAGCTGGGAATTCTCCCATCCCTCGGTAGCGAATGCGGAAAGGTTCATGGTCCCAGCGGGCCGGATGCGCTTCCACCCGGCGAGCGGGAACGGGATCATCGTATCCGGGATCTCTCCCGGATTGATGAGGCTCCCATTGCGGAACATCACGACGATGTATCCGCCATGACAAAGGAGGTAGGCTTGGAGGAGTTGCCAGAAGCCCGCGCCATCCATGATGCTGTTCGGGGTCCGGAAAAGCCTCGCCACCGGATCTGAATCCGCCATCTTGATTGGGGCGATTGAATCGTCAGCACGCAAGAAGAATGCCGTCCGTGCGCTTTCGTATTGCTTGATTCGCATCCGGAGAGCGGAGTAGACGAGGACGGATTGGGAATAGATCCCGCGTCCGCCGATGAGGTTTCCTTGCGCGATGGGCGGCATCAGGAAACCGGGGTCGAGGTTCGGGACTGGCGAGCCCGACTTTTCTTGGATTCTTTGCGACTGCTTGCCGCGTCTGCTCATCGGGGCGCGGAGAACCTGACGAGCTGCGTCCGGATGGTCTCGCAAGATCGGCCAATCACGTCCGACAGATCGAGATCGTGGCCGTTGTTCTTCTTGATCTCAGCCTGGAGCGCCTTGATGCTCTTGAGTGCGGCGGGACTGATCTCGATGGTTTTCGCCTCGGCCATGATGCCCCCGTTTGAGTTTTTTGAGAATATAGCTTCAAAGCGACCAGCCTGCGCGGGGCTTCGCAGAGATCATTGGTTCGCACGCATACCGCACCGCATCCCACCCGTGGTTGTTCTTGTCCACAATATCCGGCAGAATGTCGCCGGACCTGGGATCGACCTTGTAGGAGTAGAGGCGAGCCTCCTCCGCCATGTCAGGGCAGTCGGGATGGATCACGATGGCGCCGTGCGACCGAATCCAGGACACCCCATCCTCGACCGACCCTGCCCACTTCTTGACGCCCACGGCACGCGGGTAGCCGTGACGCGACAGGTAGGAAATTGATTCAGGCCTAGAGCAATCGCACCGGAGCACGCGGTCTACGCAGCCCGGAAGCGTGTTCAAAAGCTCCGGGTACTTGTCGATGTCCAGCGGGTGTCCATCCTTCGACCGGGCTTGCCTGCGGATCCAGAGGTTTCCTTCCCCGAGGTAGACCTCGACGGCGAAGCACGGATCCTGCGAGAAGCCGAAATCCATTCCGAAGTACGGGCCATCCCACTCGGGTTTCGGCTCGAAGGATTCGACGCGGTACTTCTTGGCGAACACCTGGGCATCGGAGTTCTTGAGGAACTTTCCGCCCCAAATCCAGGCGGCACGGTCGGGATCAGTCTGGTAGGCCAATTCCCGTTCCTCGAACATTTCCTCGGTTGCCCAAGGATTGTCGTCGAGGCTCATTTCGATGATGAGGGTATTCGCTTTTCCTCTCCGCATTTCCATCAAGCGATTGACGGGATCTGTTTCGTTCTCGGGATTGAAAAGGAAAATACAGACCGACCCTTTGTTGCGTAGGACGGTCGGAATCAGCTTATCAAGTGATGCTTGGGAAATACTTTGCGCTTCATCAATCACAAACCCATTCAATCCCTCAATTGATTTCAGGGAATCAAGATTGCGAAGAAGGCCACGGAAGATTATCAATCCCCCATTCTTGTTCCTGATTTCTGTTTCTACTGCATCGAATTCACCTGTTCCCGTGACACCCATGTCCTGCCGGTCGATCTCATCCCGGAAGGACAGGTGCATCGAGTCGCGGATGGAGTTTTGGATCTCACGGGCGCACAGCCACCGCATGGGGCGCTCTCGCATCCGCGCCAGGACGTAGCTGGTCGCGCTGCGTGAACGCGCTCCACCGCGCCCCCCAGGGATGAACACGAAGGTGTAGTGTGGCCACTCGCCAGCGTCATTCGGGAGAAGTGGGTCGAACTTCTCTGGGAATGTGAAGTTAGGCATCCCGCTTCGGCGGTCGGACGACGGTGATTGTCGTGGCAGCGGGAACTAGTGGATCCCCATTCGCGCCGGTAAGCTCTTGTTTGTCGCGCCACGCAATCAGATTCTTTGCAGCCAGGACGGTGAATGCGCCAGAATACGTTCCAGCCATTCCGCCCTCGATCATATTTGCGGCTTGCAGGTCGCGTGCGCGTGAATACGCATGAAAAAACTCTGGCCTAACCAGATTCCCTTCTGAATCCCTTTCCTCTGCCCAGTGTCGTAAAGTGATCGCGACGACTCCGATCTTTGATGCGAATCGTTCGAGGGTTGGAAAGGTGTTCGTCTGGTATCGCTCGACAATCACGCCGTTCGCGTCGATTCCTGTTTTGCGCTCGAACGGCTCAACCTCGAAGAACTTCACGATCTCGTCGCAGTACTTCGGGTCATACTCGCTCGGCCTTCCTCCTGCGTGTGCCATCGTCCCCCAAACCTACACTCTCGCGCCGGGATGCGCTAGACGTACCGGAACGTGACCCCATCCTTCGCGAAGTCTGCCACGACCTGTTCCGGCGTCCGGTCGTCGATCACCCAGCCCTCTGCGGACTGTCCGCACTCCGCTGAAGCGATCTCCAGCGCCTTGCGGGCGTCCTCAAGGTCAGCAAGGACTAAGAGCATGTCGGAGCGAACCAAACTTTCAGAAGGGAGCATGCGGTACAATTCGCGCAACGCCTCGATGTTCATCACCTTGGCCGCGTACCTCACCTCCCCACCGCCTTCCGCACGGCCTGCTTGATGCGCTGCCACAATCTCCGCTCGAACAATCGAAGCTCGACAATCTCGTCTATCCGTCGGCTGTGCTGTTCGGCAAATTGTTGCCAGCCTCGACCCATTCTTTCGTTCAAGAATCGCGCCCGTTCGATGGGGTTCATTTTGTTCCCTGTCCGTGAGGCGTACACGGCGGCTTCCCGTAGTCCGGAGGCGGCGCGACGTTCGGGCCAGTCATGCGTTTGGTTGGCTGGTACCCTCCAATCGGAGGCGGCGGGGGCCACGGCAGCACGGGACGTATCGGGCCGAAGAATCGGCGCTTGATGCGCTGCCAGAGGGTGGCGTCCGACGATCCATGGATCCTCCAGACCATCGCTTCAGGCATCACCGCCTCAATTCGACAGATGCTCCCGTCGTAGGCTATTGAAACAGCTTGAATCTCTTCCACCCATTCCCTCGGCGGATCCCCTGTGGTGTATCGGATCGTGAGTTTCATTCTGGATACTCCTTTTCTAAATCCTCTCGAATCTCCTTGAATGCGTCCTTGATCCTTCCGAGGAATCGATCCCACATTGCATCGAGTTTTGGTTCCCCGATCCGATCCGATCCGATGGCTGGTAATGCCGCCTCGATCATTGCAAGTACGATCCGAACTTTCTTTGCGTCGTTCATCCCTCCTCCCCCGCCGTCTCTGGCTGTTGTGCCTCGTCCGGGAGCGTCGGCTTGGTATTCTCACGGAGCCACTGCGCTTGCTTGAGTTCTTCGGCGGGCCTGGCGGCCCATGCGGCGGCCCCGGCGGTCCAGGCGGCGTCCCCGGCGGCCCTGGCGGCGGCCCTGGCGGCGTCCCCGGCGGCCCCGTCGTCCCCGGCGGCGTCCCTGGCGGCCCAGGCGGCCCTGGCGGCGGCCCTGGCGGCGTCCCCGGCGTCCCAGGCGGCGGCCCCGTCGTCCCCGGCGGCGTCCCTGGCGGCCCAGGCGGCCCTGGCGGCGGCCCTGGCGGCGTCCCCGGCGGCGGCCCAGGCGGCGTCCAACTCCGCGTCTGTCGCTTTTCCTTCCAGATGCAGGCGTTTGATCCGGATTGCCTCGGCAGGTCGATTGTCGTTCGGTGCCCACGCAGTGAAATGCGGGAGTGCGCGTTCGGCACAATCCAGCGCGAATTCCCATTGTTCGCGTTCCGTCAAAATTCCCGGCCTGAGATAGGTCCAGATGGCCCAATCTGGATTGGCGGTTGCGAGAACTTCGCGGATGTTTGCGCATTCGCGTGCAGCCCATTTGTATCCGGGCTCGCAGGCTTCATTTGTTCGGAGCCATTTTTGCGCGGTTTTGTTGAGTTTCATTTTTCCCTCCTACTCCCTCGCC